AGCGATCTCTCATTCAGCGCCTCTTTGGTGGCGCAGCGCAGCCGACCATTGAGAAGGCGACACCGTCGCTTGTCCCAGATGCTGGCCCCTATGCCCGCGGTGCCTATGGACTGAACACCATCACCAAGATGAGCACAGAGCAGTTGCGTCGCTGGTCGCGAAATAATCCGTGGATTCGCGCGGCAGTAAATTTGCGACGACAGCAAATCAGTAGGGCGAAGTGGGATATTGTTTCAAACGATGCTGGTGATAGCCCAGATCCACGAACCGTGCAGAAGTTGCGCGATCTATTCCGTCGTCCAAATCCAAAGGGAGATTCTTGGCGATCATTTATTGAGCCGATCATTGAAGACATCCTTGTTCTCGATCAGGGGGCTATTGAGGTAGAGAAGAAGGTTGGGTCTCGCGTTGGCGCAGATCCAATTGCGTATCTCTGGAGCAAGGATGCTGCCCGCATTGCATTTGATACAACGTGGGATGGTCGCGACGAAAACAAGCCGCGCTACTACGAGCTAGATGGTGCAGGAAAGCAAGTTGCCGTCTACAAGAATGACGAGCTGATTGTCGTTATTGCAAACCCAGTTACCTACAGCCCAATCGGTCTTTCTCCACTTGAGGTTCTTGCAGAGACAATTACCGCAGACCTTGATGCTGCAGCTTATAACGCAAAAGCAGTTTCTCAGGCCGCGCCTCCAGGCGTACTGCACCTTGGTGAGGGTGTGCGCCCAGATCAGGTTGACTCATTCAAGGCGTATTGGGAAGCCGAAGTTGCTGGCAAGAGCCAAATCGCAATCACTGGTGGTGGCAAGGGGATGCAATGGCTTCCTCTCGCAGCATCCAACCGAGACATGCAGTTCATGGAGTGGCAGGTCTACCTTGCGCGAAAGATCTGCGCTGTCTTTGCCGTTCAGCCACAGGACATCGGTATTGGCTTTGACATCAACAAGAGCACGTCTGAGACAAATGCGGCATTCACCTACGACAACGGTATTGTGCCCCTAGCCGAGCTGATCGCCGAGTATCTGACTCGTGAGATTGTTGCCCGCTATGACACGGACCTTCGCTTCGTCTTCACGGAGATCGGTCGCACCGCGCAGCAGACTATTGCTGAGTACAACAAGATGGCACTTGGTGGCCTCCCATGGCTCCGAATCAACGATGCGCTCCGTGAGCGCGGTCAGGACGGTATCGGAGAGATTGGCGACCAAATCCTCTTCCAGACCCCGAAGGGATATGTGCCATCAGACCGATACGGCGAGTACCTTGAAAAGGTTGTGTTTGGATCTAGTGCAGTCAATGAGCCACCGACACCAGACGGCTCAGAGCCCGAAGGAATCCCTGATGGCGATGACATGACCCCAGACCCAGGCTCTAACAACACCCCAAACCAGAATCCGGCAGACCTTGAGAACAAGCTCAAGCTTACGATTGAGATTGACGAAACCAAGGCGGCAGGAGACGCCATTATCGTTTCGGACATTGATGGAACACTGACGACTTCGGACGGTAGTGATCAGGTCAACGAAGTAGTTGCAGACTATCTGCGACGACAGTCCGACACACACCGCATCTTCATCGTTAGCGCGAGATCAGTGAAGCGACTGCAAGAGACTCGCGAATGGCTTGAGGAGAATGACATCCCACACGATGTCGTTCATTTGAGCGACTTCCCAGCCGGTGCTGGTCTGCAATTCAAGAAATATAAGATGTCAAAGATCCTCAAGGAAAACGGTCGTGTCGTTGAAGCAATTGAGAACGACGCAGACACCCGCGATGCCTACCGGGCACTTGGTGTCCCGAAGGTTCATGGGCCAGAGGATGTTGCAAGCAAGCATGCTGCAGCAGACTATTCCGGAATCAGCCTGAATGTTCCATCCGCCGTGAAGTCCGAAGCAAAGCGAGGTCTTGATTGGCGACGTGAGTTCGGTCGCGGCGGGATTGGGCCAGGCCAGACAACCGCACGCATGCTCATCAGCAACACGATGACGATCCCGCGCGTTCGCAAGATGCGCGCCTTTCTTGCGCGACACGAGGTTGACAAGCAGGGTGAAGGATTTAAGCCCGGACAGGACGGGTTCCCGTCGGCTGGTCGTATCGCATGGGCGCTCTGGGGCGGAGATCCTGGGGTTGCTTGGTCAAATAAGATCATGCGCCAAGTTGAGGCACGAGAGCGAAAGAGCTAACTCGTGGCCGCGGAGAAGACATATCACACCCAACCGTGCTATTGTCTTCCTTGTCGCGTGATGGCGGCTGAGAAAGGAAATGAAAGGAAGGGAGGCTCTGATGAGTCACGACTACTTCAAGGCGTATCGAGAAGGTCACGGGTACAACTACTACGTGGCGGGAGACCTAAGAAGTCGCGGGATTGAGTGCACGGTCCCAGATTTAGAGATTGAGCACGACTCGAATAAGTGGTCAAGATTCACCAAGAACGAAAAGGACATCATCCTTTCAAATGGCGACATTCTTGAGGTCAAGTCTGTCCGTCAAGAGTTTGGTGAGGACCCAGAGTCTTGGCCCCTAGAGCGGATCATTGTTGATACCTATAGCGGATTCAATGGCAAGAGCAAGCGCCCAATTGCTTATGTGTTCGTGAGCCAGAAAACCAAGAAGATGCTTGCGATGTCAACTGCCAATCCAAGTCTATGGTCTGTGGAGCGCAAGTTTGACAAATACCGCCAGAAAGAAGACGACTTCTATTTCGCTCCCAAGCGGTTGTTGCGTCCGCTAGACAAGCTGGTTGATTATCTCAAGAGTCGCCAGTGAAAAGATCTCGCATCAAGAGGACAATCCGCCACAAGGACCCAGTGACCCTTGGCGTTGCCCAAGAGGTCTTAAAGCGGGACGGCGGGTGCGTCGGACCAAGGATTGGAATGTACGGTCGCTGTGGCACGCAGTTCGGCCCATCAGACCGATTCGGACTAGAGCTTGACCACGTCAACGGCTCTGGGCTCGGAAAGCGTGGACCATCAATCCCCGAAAATCTTGTATCCCTGTGCGGGCTCCACCACAGAATGAAGACGGAACAGTCTAGGGTCTGGCGCCCAGTCCTTAACGAATATCTTGAAAAGTTTTACAAGGAGAAGCCCTAGGTCTCTCTCCCCTTGACATGTCAATGGGAGCCCCCTAGAATGTGGTCATGAAGATGGAAGGAGCGACCAAATGGCAAATTGCGTGAATTGCGGAAAGCAGGTCACGTCGCCTGAGGCTGCTCGGTGCTGGTGGTGCAACCACAAACACCGCTCCACTTCGGCTCTTGCATCGCTTGAAATCCGGGCGAGCGAGATCCAAGCACTAAAAGATTCTGGAATGACAATGGTGGACATCGCGGGGAAACTCGGGATTAGCCGCCAGCGTGTGTATCAGATTCTTGGAAAGGTAAAGAAGTGACAGAAACTCGAGAGATTGAGTTGGAGCTTCGCGGTCGGTCGGTGTTTGTTGCCGCACTGGAGTCACATCCTGTCGCAACGACACTGGGCCATAATCAAGCAGCAGAAAAAGAAAGTCTTCTGCTCTCCGTCGTTGCCGATGCCCACGAACTTCTTGAGGCTGAGCTTGCTGACTCAGGGGAAATCCTTGACTCAGAGGGTAGGCTTTGGGTGGATCGCGGCATTAGCTTTGCATGTGAGGAATGGCTGCGTTCTCCGGATGACATTAATACGGTAGGTGTCTAAACTTAGTGGGGAGAAGGGGAGGGAATGGCGCCTTATGCAGCGCGCGACATGCGCGCACATCTGGCAGATCATTGACGACTCTTGCATTCCTCACGATGTGGTGGCAAAATACCTAGAGTGTCATCCGCAGTACCTTCGGGACCTGCGATTCGGACATGTGAAGATGAGCCAGCCGATGAGGGCTAAGATTAGCGACTTTCTCGGGGTTGCCGAGGAGGAATTGTTTAGTGAGTATCTGCGCAGAGCCGCAGAGCTTAAGAAAGGTAGGTAAAAGAGATGGCTTATGGAAATAGCGCAGCGCCAGAGAAGCGCAAGGCATTCGCGGCAGACTACGTTGAGGTAGCAGACCGCATCAAGGCGTGGTACGACGCGTATCCCAATGCGCGCATTGAGACGGAGCTTGTTCAGCTCACCGACAAGATTGTCGTGATGAAGGCGCAGGTCTTCCGCGGCGAGACGGTTGATGAGAAGCCAGCAGGTATCGGTCACGCCTCAATGGCAATCCCCGGAAGCACGCCATACACGCGCGGTTCAGAGCTGGAGAATACCGAGACAAGCGCTGCTGGTCGTGCGCTGGTCATGGCCGGTCTTCCTTCCAAGAAGGTTGCCTCTGGTGATGAGATTCGTGCCAAGAGCGGTGCTGCACCAAAGGCAGATCCAATCGTTGCAGCTGCCAAGGAAATCTTTGCAGATGTTGACATTGAAGAGACTCCAATTGTTTTGAACTGGCTTGATGCCATTCAGGCCGCATCTGATGCAAACGAGTTGCAGAGGGTTGGTCAGGATATTTCTGGTCTAGATATGACTGATCGCGAGCGACAGGTTCTTCAAAGCGCTTGGAAGAATAAGCGCGCGAAGTTCGCCTGATGGAGTTGATCAGATACGACGAGCGGCATCCAGAGTACGTCAGCGTCAGTGAGCTAAGGGAGTTTCTCTCTTGCCCACTCCGCTGGTGGTACAAGTACCGACTTGGACTCTGGACGGACAGGACGACTCCGTTCTTTGCGCTTGGTACATCAGTCCATTCTGGTCTCCAGAATTGGTATGAGCCGATTGCTGGCGGCAAGAAGACTGGCGACCTTGGGAAGGCATACGATGCCTATAAGTTGACCTACGCGCAGGAATCACAGAAAGTTGACTGGATGGCGGAAAAAGATGCTGATCCGATTGGTCAGCAAGCCATGGGGCAGGAGATGCTACGTGCGGCACTTACGGAGGGAGATCCCTGGGTTGCCCATGCCGTTGAGCGCACGATGTATGCAGAGATCAAACACAGCCGCCTTGGTAAACTGCCGATCAAGTTGAAGGCGCAGGTTGACATGATCACCACGAACAAGGATGTTGTTGAGCATAAGACTGCATCGAGGAAGTGGGAGGAGGGTCGCGAGCATGGCGATATTCAGGCAACCGCCTATGTGCTTGCTGTTCGGGACAATTTTGATCATGACCCAGAGGTCACGTTCAACATCATCAGCAAGAGTGCAAAATCCCCCAATGTTGACCGCAGGGTCACTCGTAGGGGTCAGGATGCGCTAGATAAGCTTTATATCTCGGTGAGGGCGTTCCTTGACGCGCAGGAAAAGGGCGTCTACCCTAATCCTTCGTCATGGGCGCATGCGACGTGTGAGTACAAGGAGGTTTGCGACAAATGGGAAAGCCATCCACAACTTCTACCAGAGCGAAAAGTGCTCAAGACAATGATTCCGGGGCTACGCGACGCACGAACAGTCAAGGAATAGCTGGCAGGACGCTCCCAGAGTGGGTTGCGCACATCGTCGGCGTCGGAAATAAGTCGGGGGCGGTTGGAGACTTCATGGCAGCGGTTAGCGGAAGGCCACTCACCAAGCCACAGTATGCACGGATGGCAAAAATCTATAAGGAATACCCGCACGGACTTGAATCACTGCTCGCAGCGATCTGTTTTGTAGCAATCAAGGACTTGAAGGGCGATCCGCTGGATTATCTGCAGAAAATATCAGACAAAAAGCAAGGAAAAAAGAGGGAGAGCAACGATGAGCGAGGTTTCAGCCGTGATGAATACGTTGAATCCTGATACAGCTACCTACGAGGTGGGGATTTTGACGAAAGCAGGAGTTCCAGAGCGCTATTTGCCGCATTCATTTGAAAATTTTGTTGTCAATGACAAGACAACAAAGGCTTTTGAGGTTGCGACGGAGTGGGCTGCGCTTAAAGATCCAAAAGATCGCGGATTTTCCCTTATTGGAGCGCCTGGCGTCGGCAAAACACATCTTGCTGTGGCTGCACTGCGTGAAGTTGCAAGACTTTGGGGCGCTCAGCGACTTGAGGAGCGTGGTGTTGAGCTCTATCGCGACCCAAAAACGATGGTTGAGCAGAATATGCGCTTCATTAACGTGCCAATCTTTATGGATAAGCTCCGAGAAAGCATCAGGTTGAGCGAATCGAGGGCGCAAGACCTCTGGGAGTTTTCCCTTGAGCGAGCATCAGTGGTCGTCCTTGACGATTTCGGCAAGGAGAAGGCAACTGATTGGGTGACTGAGCGTCTCTATGTCCTGATTGAGAGCAGGTACCAGCACATGAAGTCCACCATTGTGACCTCTAACCTTACCCTTGATCAACTGGACGACCTTGGTTACGGGGCATCGGTGAGTAGATTGCAAGAAACTGGTCGTGTTGTCAGAATAGATGCGAAGGATCAGCGACCGGAGATCGGTGCTCGGAACCGATGAATCGAGAACTACGCCACGCGTCGTTCTTTAGTGGAGTAGGAGGGCTTGATCTTGGTTTTGAACGAGCAGGAATCAGAACAGTTAGCGTCAGCGAAATTGACCCATTCGCCAGATCCGTCCTTGCCAGCAGATTCCCGGGAGTCCAGCAGCTTGGAGACATCGTCGCACTTGCTGATCATGAGCTTTCCAGCGTGGTTCAGCAGACAGCCGACGTACTTCAACGACGTGGCGGACCCGCTGACGGTGAAGGCAGGACCACCAGCGGTGATGATTGGAAAACAGCAGATATCTGGAGCGCAGGTTTCCCCTGCCAAGACCTCTCAGTCGCTGGAAAGCGGAAAGGATTTACCGATGGAAGAAGATCAGTCCTTGCCTTCACATTCCTTGACCTTGTGGAACGATTCAGACCTCGGTGGCTTGTGCTGGAAAACGTCCCCGGTCTCTTCTCTTCCAACAATGGAAGGGACTTCCTCGCCCTCCTCAATGAAATGGACAACCTCGGGTACGGTATTTCGTGGAGAACTCTTGATGCACGATTCTTTGGAGTCCCCCAGAGACGCCGTAGAGTATTCATTGTCGCGAGTCTTGGAAGCGACCGCGCCGGAGAGGTTCTTCTTGAGTGCGAAGGCGGCTGTGGGCATACTCAGGCGCGCAAATCGTCGTGGCAGGCAACTTCCGGAGGCTCTGAGCAGCGCCCTGACGTCGCTGGCGCTCTCCTCGCCAGATACCACAAGGGAGCTACAAGCACCGTTGAAAACGGACAACTCGTTGTCACCACAGCTCTCACTCGTGGAGGGCTCGGTGGGGGCTTCGGACCAGACGATAACGACGCCCAAGGAAACAAACTCGTCGTTGGTTCGGAGGCTTACACCAGTGGAATGCGAACGACTGATGGGCTGGCCGGACGGGTGGACAATCCCAACTTCCGAGCAATGGGTGCCGCGTTCCCGAGCCAAGAAGACATCCAAGTAGACCACCACGCCTATAGCATCCGAGAGGACGCAAAAGCAGATAACTTTTCCGCGACACCAATAAAAACCGCACGAGCTCTTAATGCGGTCTGGCCAAGTGTTCAGAGCCACCATGCGCAGACCTTTATCGCGTCCGTATATCAAAACAATGATGTCAAGTATGGGATGCAGGATAGCGATCTGCTCCCAACAGGGCTTGATTCCAGCAGGTACAAGGTTTGCGGCAACGGGGTTGTGGCAAATGTGGCAGAATGGATTGGACATCGGCTAGTAGAAGTGGATAGGAAATGGACAGAGTTGAAGTGATGGATATGAAAGAGGTCTATATCTACGGCATCCCAGTACCCCAGGGCTCTTCCCGCGCGTTCAATCGCGGCGGGCGCGTTGTCGTGACAAGCGACAACCCAAACCTGAAGAAGTGGCGCGAGTATTGCGCGTTTGTGCTTCGGAAGGATATTTCTGCTGGCGTGACCATTGATGGTCCCGTCTGTGTTGATCTGGCGTTCTATTTTGAGCGCCCGAAATCCCATCTGAATGGCTCTGGCAGCCTGAGGAAGGGATATAGCAGCAGCCACATCGTGAAGCCAGATCTGGACAAGTTGGTCAGAGCCATCTTGGACTCAGGGACGGTAGGATTGGTGTGGCGCGATGATGCGCAGGTCGTCCGCTTGACGGCCACAAAAAACTACGTGCAGGAATCGGGGGCGGAAGCGTTGCCCGGGGTGCGCGTAAAAGTATGGAAGGAAGAAGCTAATGATTAAGCTTCAACTGATCGGTCGGGTTGGCTCAAAGCCAGAACTGCGACAGACAAAGGCGGGACGACCCGTCGCGAACTTCAATGTGGCAGTGTCCTCGGGAAAGGATGCCAACGGTGAGTACACCTCCAAGTGGTATCCAGTCACCTGCTGGGACGGTCGTGCCGAACTCGCAACCAAGATCATTGAGAAGGGCGACCTTGTCTTGATTGAGGGAAGCCCAGAGTTAAGCTCGTGGGTTGATAAGAAGGACGAAGAGCACCTCGAGTTGATGGTGCACTGCAAGTTCCTGCAGGTCCTCGCGCGCAGCAAGCGCAAGGATGGGGAAGAGCCGGTAGCCTCGGTGAGCCCGCAGGAAGTCGTACAGACATTTGACGATCTTCCGTTCTAAGTAGCGATCATGCTCCCAGCACACAGTCCCAAGGTCGCGCTGTATCTGTTGATGCAGAGCAGCATGCTTGGGATTGCTCGTGCTGGGGGCATCTATCGTCTCTTCTGTTTTGATGACCTCCGCATTGACATAGAGGCGATGGATATCCACGGCGAAAAGTGGGTGCTTGACTTTGAGGACTTTGCCAAGGAGGCACGAGTCTTCAACCACGAAGACTTTCCAGAGTTCCTAGAGTTTTATCCACAGTCATGCAACCAGATGATGCTTGAGATGGTGTGGAAGCAAAGCGAGCGGCTTGACATCCCATCACTATCAGAGCTTGTCAAGGCATTTAAGCCGGTGCAGTACGGACGAATACGGAAGGACAATCCGTAATTTGGTATACTCCACCACCCAACAATTGATAGCGGAGGTTCCTATGGCGATCAAAGCGACAGACGACACATTCCAGAAGCAAGTACTTGAATCCACCAAGCCAGTCCTTGTAGACCTTTGGGCGCCGTGGTGCCAGCCCTGCAAGCAGATTGATAAAGAGCTTGCCGATATTGAGACTCAGTACGGAAACAAGGTCACGGTGGTCAAGGTCAATATTGATGAGAACCCAGCAATCGTGAAGAACCTAGAGATTCGTTCGGTTCCTACGCTCTTGTTCTACGCTGGTCGCAATGCTGCTCCGCTCTCCATCATCGGGCCTACAACATCCAAGCAGATTGCGAGTAAATTCCGCCTGTCAGAGCTTCCCGGTTGATGCGCCCCAACTTCGGAAATTTTATATTTTTTCAGGCACCGTCTCCCCTCCCTCCCTGCTGCCGCAGTACGGGGTGGAGCCGATGACCCAGCCACAACCTGCCTCAACACTTATTGAATATGTAGCAGTCAGTACGCTCACGACCCACCCACGCAATGCGCGTGATGGCGACATTGGAGCCATCATCACCAGCATCCAGCAGAACGGCTGGTTCGGGACAATCGTCGCGCAGAAGTCCACCCGCTACATCCTTGCGGGGAACCATCGCTTCATGGCAGCCCGTCAGCTCGGGATGACCCACGTCCCTGTCTTCTGGGTTGATTGCGATGACGAGCGAGCCCTTGCCATCCTGATCGCGGACAACCGAACGAGCGATATCGGGCGATGGGATGAGCAGAGCCTGATAGATATCCTCTCCGACCTCCAGCAGTCAGATCTGCTGCTTGGGACGGGCTATGACGATGAGGACCTTGCCAAGCTCCTTGGAGACGTGCAGTCAGAGCAGGTGGAGAAGGAGGAGCGCTTGATTGAGTGCCCCAAATGCGGGGAGCGCTTTAGTGCAGGTGCGAAGAGTCGTCCCCAAAAATCTCGTCTAGATCAGGAGCTGTAAAGCCAGCAGGAACCCCATCCCACAGGATGCGGAACTCCCCACCCTTCCCAGCCTCATAGTCCTTCTGGAGCCACTCCCCGATGATGGACATGGTGTCCCGCTCGGTCAGGGCGATATCCGATGCCCCATCGTGCTCGATGTGCCACATCGGTACCTTGCCAGTTATGCGTGTTACGCGGTACTCGTTCACCCTGCTATTTTACCGCCCGCCAGCCGCCTGCCCACTTGCCAAGACATCTGCAACCCACTAGAATGGACGAGATATCCACCAGAGCAGAGGAGCCAGTGTGACGCGACCGAAGTGGACCAAGTCGTTCATTTTCCAGCTTGACTGGGGTACTGGCATGCCAGTCAAGGCGCTCAATCTCTGGGAAGGGAATTTGCGCTTCCTTGAAGAGCTGCTCAAAAAGTACAAGCTGGATTTGGTTCAGGTCTTTATCCATTGGCATAAGGACCCCGATGAGATCCACTACTGCGGTGTGACGTGGATGGACGAGCGCCGTATGGCGTTCTGCGCTGGTAACGACAAGGAGACGATGCTCCATGAAGTCGCGCATTTGATGATGATGTATCCAGAGCACGATGAGCTCTGGTCCGATCAGCTGCTCACCCTGCACAAGGATAATCTGACGGCCAAAGAGCTCCGCGTTGCCGATGCCGAGCTGTGCAAGGACTACACCGCAGCCGCAAAAGCCTATAAGAAGCGCTACGGCAAAGAGCCACCCAAGGTGACGAAGCGTCGCCGAAATAGCGCAGTTGACGAACCAACAGAAAAATCATAGAATTGCGATAGATAGGGAGGGACAGTGAAGCAGACCAAGCTCAGGGAAAACGCGTTTACGTTCTACCAGCGACATGCCGCCAAGACGGCACGCGCCCACTACTCCTTTGATGACTCACGACACGGGCGTATTGCCGTTGCCTCGATGGGGCTTGCTGGCGAGACCGGGGAGTTGATTGACGCCCTGAAGAAGTGGATCGGCCACGGGCATGAGCTGAACCTCACCGAGGTGGAGAAGGAGCTTGGAGATATCCTCTGGTACGTTGCAGAGATTGCGACCACCCTAGAGTTGCGCCTTGATCAAATCGCTGAAAAGAACTACGACAAGTTGGCTGCTCGATACCCAGAAGGATTCTCTGAGGAGAGGAGTAAAAATCGTGGAGCTTCTTGAAAACCGCGCACGCGTCGTCAGATTCAATGGGGTTGACGACCATCTGATCGTGTACGACCCCAATGAGGGGCTATGGTCAGTGATGCGTATCGTAGAGACGAACGACGAGCCACTATATGAACCAAAGCTTGGAGATGGCGAAGCAATGTGGTACAGCACCAATGCTGCGCTCAATATCCTTGAAGGAGAGCTGCACATCAGCAAGGTCACGACCACACATCGGTCCGAGCTTGCCAAGATCCTCTGGGAAATTCGTACAAGCGACCCAGAGAGCGAACGAGAGGATGCAGGGCAGTAATGTACGAAGAGCCATCCCGCATCTGCACTCGATGTAAAGAAGACTGGCCGGACGACGAAGAGTTCTATCGCCCAGGGCACAAGCAGTGCCGCGCCTGCGAATATGAGGTCAAACTAGTCGCCCCGTCACGATCTCCTGAGTCGCGGAAAAAGGAGGCGGAGCGGCGCTCCAAGCGTCGGCGAGATGCTGCCGCTGCTGCACGGAGGGGTAGCTCAGCGGTTTAGAGCACTCGGCTTATATCCGAGCGGTCCTTGGTTCAAATCCAAGCCCCTCTACCATCATCTCCTCTTGACACGTGTTTGACGCGCGCTGCGAAAAAAAATATCTGTGCCGGTGGGTGTTTGGGTCAGGTCTTGACACTCGTTGGGGGGTTGGTGAAAAATCGGCATGGGTGTCCCGCAAAGCCGGGGAGGGGGGGCCGCGGGCGCGGGGTGGGGGTTGAGCGCGTTCCAGCTTCTTTTCGCGCACAATGAGAGAGGCGGGGATTTCTCCCCGCCTCTCTGGTTTCGCGTTTCGTTTAGTTCAATGAATCTGGTTCCAGCAGTCCTCGCAGATTTGGATTTCGTCGTGGTAGGCGTACTCCTCTCCGTTCCATCCGCTAGGATTTATTGCGAGAGTTTGCGTTGCGGGATTCTCGCAGACGAAGGCGGAGGTTAGTTCCTCAATCTGGCAACGATTCTCCTCCCCCTTGATGAGAGTCCCGAAGACTTTTCCGAAGTTTACTTCTGCCATTTTCTTTTCCCCTTTCTTGGGGAGGGGCTTTCGCCCCTCCCCGCTTCCCTTACTTTGAGAGGAGGGCGGAGATTTCCTCCGCCATCTCTGCGCCCCAGAGGGCTTCTTCCATCTTCGCTTCTGCGGCGTAGTCTTGGGCTTCGTCCGAAGCGCAGGACTCGCAGAGAGCGGAGGCTAGGCGATCGGTCCACTCATAGTCCGATCCGCACCAGAGGCACTTTGCCATCTCGTTTTCCCCTTTCTCTTGGGAGAGGCTTTCTGCCTCCCCTCTGGTACTATTCTCGCCGATAATGGGCAAGAATACAAGCCCCAATCTCCGGATAGAACATGCGTTCTATTTTGTTCTAGCCGCTGGTCTGGCGCGCGTGGTATGCATTACGCATAACCCATAACCCATAACCTATAACCCCTAACCGAAGGGGAGAGGCTTTCGCCTCTCCCCTCTCTGGTTAGATTCTGCCTTGCCTTCTTGCCCTGTCGTAGGCTTCTGCTTTCTCCCAGAGATCGTCCTGCTTTCTCTGGTAGTTTTCCAGCTTCTGGATCACCAGAATCCCTACCATTACCACGAGTGCGCCAGTCGTTGCGCCAGTCAAGAACACCTCAAACATTTGCTTTCCCCTTTCACTCTTGCGGGGTCATCTGCCCCGCTGCCTATACTATGCCAGAGAGTCGCGCCAGAGTCAAGAGCCAAGATGCGGCCCAGCCGCCGGCTGTGCCTGCCCGCGTATGCGTGGAGCTGTCTGCTGTATGCCATAACCTATAACTCATAATCTATAACTTATAACTTATAACCCATAATCCGTAAGTGGCGGCGAGGAGGAGAGGGGAATCCCCTCCTCGCCTGTTGCTATTCTCGCCAGCCGCAGGCTGCGCACCTGCCTGTGAGTAGGGCTGTGAGTGAAGCATCCGTCCCCGCCTTCAGGCACTCGCAGGAGTCCAGAATCTCGCGCACCTGCGCGTCAATCATCTGCTCCCACATTGCCTCTGCCTGCTCCTCCCATCCCGTCCCGTAGTCGTCCATCTCGTTGTAGTCCATCATCTCTCCCCTTTCTTTTTAGAGGGGGTGCCAGCAGGTCCCTCGCAGGAGTCCCTAGGCTGGTCTTACCTCTGCCCTCTGGATACATAATGCCACGCCCACGCTCTGGTGTCAAGTAGTCATTGTGGCGGGCAGATGCCGGCAGACCACCACCGCACACGGCCGCGCGCGATACCTGCTATGCCATAAGTCATAACCCGTAAGTCATAAGCTATAACCCATAAGTCATAACGAAGTGGCGGCCACGGCCTCGAGTCTGGACCTAGTGCCCGGTATCGGCCTCGTAGATGGGCCTAGGAGCCACCAGGAGCCGCGAAACGTGCCCGGGTGCTGTCTTGGTACTCCTAGCGAGCTGTGAGCCACTTTTGGGCATCTTTGGACGTATGCCGGGTGAATAGTTTGGGGCAATAAGAAGCCCCGCCCCCAGGCGTACCCAGGGACGGGGCGAGTCCAACCGGGGACTAGGCTTCGTATAGATCGCCCAACTTCACCAGGGCGGCTAGCGCCTGGTCCAGGGAGCCACCCTGGGGGATTGCTTCGGAGCCGGGCTGGGAGTCCAGCCACTCGGCGGCTTCCCCGCCGGCTTGATCCATGAGGCGGATTGCCACCGCCAGGGCTTCGGCGGCTTCTACGATTGCCGCCCGGAGTTCTTGTTGCTCCGTCATTGATTACCTCCCCCAGGATTCTCCTGGATTGTGTGGGCTACACTCGTCCCACTTCCACAAGTTTATTCCAGCCCGGGCACTATGTCAAGCCCCAAAAACGAGGGTGGGGGGAGGAGCTACCCTCCCCCGTCCCCGCTAGTTTCCCGTAGCCTCCGCCTCCGCCATCGCCTCCGCGTCTTGGGCGTAGGACTCATAGCATCCCCGGCAGACCGTATCCCAGCAGTCCCCATCAATCACGATAGTTTCTGCCCCGCACTCTACGCACTCAATCATGTTCTACCCCCTACTACACTCGCCCCAGCTAGGGCTATTGAGAGGGGCGGGATTTGGTACACCGACAACGGCTACCGAGTTGGTAGGTGGCGTGTGGCCTCCCTCAACCCCTCTACAAGTAGAATACTACGCCCAGCGGCTCATGTCAAGTAGTTGCGCGCCCGGCATCGCCCCTCGATCGAGTGAGTACCTCGTGCCGGGGACTATGCATTATGCATAATTCGTAACCGCTATAACCTATAACCCGTAGCTAGGGCGGGGGCCGTAACCCCCGCCCCGCTACCGTTTAGATCATCGCCCGATAGTTGGCGTATGCATCAACGATGTCGCCGCTACCGAGATAATCGCCAGACACCCGCGCGATAAATGCCGCCGATACCATGAGCTCAAGCGCGGCGGATACGCTATCCGTGGCGGCTAGCCTATCGGCGTATGTCTCATCATCGCCCGCATACACTTCGGAGAGGCTCTCAATGAGGCTCTCGTCATTTTTGATGGTCTCCAAGATGTCCATGACACCCCCCTATACACTCATGCGGCTGTATCTCAACCGCTACACCTACTATAGCGCGGTATGGCGATAATGTCAATACTCCTGGGGGGTATAGCCGATTGTTACAATGTAACAATACTCGATTGTTACAATCCCGGATTGTTACATGTTACGCCATAACCTATAACTCGATAACCCCTAACCGGCCTAACTGCTGGAGCTACCCCCCCCCGCCCTTTATAGGGGCGGGGGGTGCTGGGCTCTACTGCTCGGCTACCATCACGACGATATAGCCCGCCGCGCCTGTCGTAGGCTCTAGCCGCGCGCCATACTTGCCCGCGCTTCGTGACTCACGCACCACGCGCCAGTCACCTAGTAGCACCTCGGCGGTGTCGTAGGCTTCACGCTCGGCGATCCTGTTAGCATCGGCGAGTGTTGCGAGTCCGATAATCTCGGAGATTCCGTCAAACTCGGGCCCGCTCTTATCAACCACTACCACCTTGTACATTTAGCACCTCCTACACTCTTGCGGAGCTTCTACCCCGCTGCTATCAGTTTAAGGGATAGGGGCGGAGGAGTCAATCCCCCGCCCCGCCCCCTTTAGGCTTCTACCTCGTAGACTTCGCCGCCGCTCTTGAGGCTCACGATGGCATCAAGAGGGATTGAGCGGTAGCCCTTGGCGGCTACATCATAAACCGAGAGGAGCCCCTTATCCGAGAACTTGTAGGCGGCGTCCCCGCCCTTGAGGTGAGCCTTTACGCCAGTGCGGGCTACCATCTCGCGCACTTCGCCAGTGGTGCGCTTCACGAACTTCACCGAGAAGATTTTCCCCTCGGTTGCGGTCAGAATCTCTGCCGCCTTTACTGCGGTGATCTTCACGATCTACCTCCACACTCTGGCGGTTCTCTTGACCGCCTATGGCAAGAGTAAAGCATAAAGCGTTAAGAGTCAATGGGTTGTTTGATTAAGATTCCTTAACAATCGGGCGGCTGCCCGGCATTGTAACAATCGAGTGCGCCTGGATTGTTACAATGTAACAATGCTATAACCTAACCCGCGCAGGCCATAACCTCATGAGCCCTAACTGAGGAGCTAGGGCGGGAGCCGTAGCCCCCGCCCCTCCCGCTACGCGTTGGCGTTGGCGGTCTGCTCTTCTTCGTTGCGGATTGCGTCCTCAACATAGTGCTCGGCGATTTCGTCCCAGTTCACCGCGGCGAGTGCCGCGCCCAGAAGATCGGCGGCGAGTCCATCGCCAACATTGCACACCTCGCGAACGGATTCCCGAAGGTATTCCGCCATGCGGTATGGTGCGCTGCTTTCTCCAGACTCTGCGAAGTATCGCGCCTGCTCCTCTACGCTCTGAGGGTCACCGATTGCGCCCTCACTGATCCAGAGATTGACCAACCAAGTTTCGCGGTTCGTCCATCCGTTCATGCTAGTACCTCCTACACTCTGGCGGGTTGATTCTCCCGCTCTTTGTTGATTGTCTCACCTTTGCGCGCCTGTGTCAAGCATCGCGGCGGGGAGCTGCTCGATCTCTTCGCCGGTGGCCGTAGCCCGCGGGCGATCCCCGCGAGCTATAACCCCGAGCCCTAACCTAGCAGCGTCCGTGTGCGCCGTTGCACCCGCCGAGAATCATCGCCGCGAAGAATAGAATCACGACAACCGCGGCGAGTATCTTCGTCCTGCGCGCCTCCTGCGCCTCCTCCCACGCGGCGGTGTCGCGGAGCGGGGGGAAGTCCCCCCGCCTCACGCCTCCACCTCCCCGAAGGACTTCACGATGTACGCGGCGCGGCGTTCGTTTGCGCGTGCCGCCTGTCGCGCCTTCTCGCGGAGTTCGTTCTGCTGGCGGACGGTTCCTTTGCCCGTCATCACCATCGCGCTCCTGCGCTTCTCAACCTTGCGTGCTCGGTTCTCCCACTTTTCCACTTCTCGTTCCTTTCACACTCTTGCGGTCGGATTCTCCGCCGCTGCTGCTATCTTCTCACCTATGCGCCGCTCTGTCAATACCCTGTTGCGGGATTCTCTGGCCGCACCCTGCGCCATGATCGAGTGCGCCCCAGCTGCGAGATAGGGGCGGGGGATAACCCCCGCCCCTAACCCCTACCCGATAACCGCCGTTCGCACCGTGTAGCCCTGCTCCTTGCGAACCCCTTCCACGAAGTCCATGCCCGCGTATGCGGTCGGGATCTCGCGGATGTAGGTGTCCCCCATCTCCCACGAGCCGTAGGTCATCGGGCTCCTCACCGCGACGAACCAACGAGCGTATGGATTCGCGCGCTCTGCGTCAGGGCTCTGGTAGCGCTTCAGGACGCGCCACTCCCAATCACCTTGCACGATGATGTGGTACGGGTTCTCTACGCTGCGTGTCTTGCCGTGTAGGTTCTTGCTCATCTAGCACCTCCTCACTCTTGCGGTAGCACTTCCACCGCTGCAAGCATCATACACCCGCCGCTGCGGTGGTGTCAAGCGGTCATGTGCGCGCTCGATCTAGACGCGCCCCGGTTGTAACAATCCTATTGTTACAAGTGTAACAATACACGCGCGACCATAACTCGATTACGCATAACCCCTAACCCCTAACCGGCGTGAGAGCTCTGGCCAAAAAGAAATCCCCCCCGCTGGCGCAACAGCGGAGGGGATTGTGGGCGGAGGGTGGCGGAGTGTACACCGCCCTCCTGTTGTCCTAGATGCCGCTCCTAATGGCGGCGTTGAGTCGTTCCTGCGCGCTGATCTCGGAGGTGAAGTCCTCGTGTCCGAAGATTTCCGCGTACCCCATAGGTGTCCCTGTGTCCACCGACATCTTCTCAAACCAGAAGCACCCGAATCCGTCCGCGTCCTGTCCCTGATAGATGCGGGCGAAGGTTGTTCCTGCGCCGTTCGTGTGAATCTGATACCAAGTGTTCACTCCTACTTCAATCCTGTTGATTGTCGTTGCGCTCATTACTTCCTCCTTCGTTCACTCTGGCGAGAGATTCTCTCCCGCTCTGCTGTTAGTCTATCACACTCTCCTAGATTACGCAAACCCCGAAGGGTGGGGAGGGGATCGCTCCCCTCCCCTGTGGAGTCCTAGCGGACTACCACATACTCCTCTCCGCCTTCGCGGAGGGAGATGATCCCGTCAAGCGGGATCGCGCGATACGCCTTCTTGTTGAGATCCCAGACCGAGAGAAGGCTCTTCTCGGAGAAGGAGTAGGCGGCATCACCGCCTTTGAGGTGCTTCTTCACACCCGTGCGAGCGTTCATCACGCGCTCCTCGCCCGTTGTGCGCTTGATGAAGCGTACCGAGAAGATGCGCCCCTCGGTTGCGGTGAGGAGGTCTGCTGCCTCCTTCATTGAGATGATCGTTGGATTCTCCACGATCTCCTCCTTTCACTTTTGATCGGATCACTTGTCCGATCTACTTTGTAGTTTACGCCCTATTCGCGTTGGTGTCAACACCGATCTTTGAGCCTGCTGTGCGCTCCTCGATTTTCGCACTCGCAGCTCCGGAGGCATAGGGGTTAGGGATAACCCCTAACCCCATAACCCCTAACTACGCGAAGGTGAGTCCGTCCTCGGTGATGCCGTGAAGGATGTCAGCGATGTAGCGATGCTCAACCGCGACACCATTGCCGAGAGTCAACGCATCAGCGGGGATGTGTTCCTCCACCCATGCGTTCGCCTCCTCGGTCTTAGGGATGAGGAGAAACACCGAACCGCCGTTCACAAGATCAAAGTCCATTTAACACCTCCTACACTCTGCGAGATCATTTGCCTCGCTGTTGCGAGTCTATCAAACTCTCGCGCCGCTGTCAACTCTCATGTTGGACGCTCGCAGCTGCGTTCTCGATTTTTCTCTGAGGCCGGTGGCAGGGGTTAGGCATTACGCCTAACCCCTAACCCCTAACGGCTCAGCGCAGCCGCAGCCGCGTTGAATCCTCCCAAGAGGCTCGTTGGCTCCTGCTCCATCCAGAGGCTCTGATTCTCTGATCGGATGCTGCGATACGATCCCGCCGCGCCAAGAACAAGATGGTCAAGAACCTCAATGTCCAAGAGTCGCGACGCTGCGATCACTTCCTTCGTGAGTTGGATGTCCTGCTCGCTCGGCTCCGCATCACCGCTAGGATGATTGTGAACCACAACGATGCCGCAACCGCCCGCTGCGATGGCGTACCTGAACAACTCACCGATGCGGACGCTCGTGCCTGTTGCTGTTCCTGTATACACGCGGTCAATCCCCATCAGTCCGTTGCGTCCGTCAAGCGTCATCACCCAGAGGGACTCCTGCGTGAGTCGGTCAGCGTCAGCCCTGAACAACTCCACCGCTGCGACTGGTCGCTCAACGCGATACGGCTGCGGCTCTGCGATTTCGTGGCGTACCACCTCAACGCTGAACCGCTTCCACTCTGTTGCGCTTTGCTTCTTTGCCTTTGCCATTTAGCACCTCCTTCACTCTATCTAGCGGTGGTGCCACCCGAAGCCCTCGCAGGAAGCCTCTCTGGTGGTCTTACCTCTGACCGCTACAAGCATCTTACACCCACCGC